CCCTAGACTACTCTTCGGGTCTAACTGGCGCTGGTGGTCCTTCCATCGGTGAAGTTGATGACACTGGCAACCTCCTAGTCGGTACAATGAACGGCAGAATTAAGGTCTTCGTTGATCCTTATTCCGCTAACGTTTCCAACACCCACTACTACGTTGCAGGTTACAAGGGTTCCTCCCCTTATGACAGTGGTCTCTTCTACTGCCCATATGTACCCCTCCAGATGCTACGTTCTATTGATCCTAGCACCTTCCAGCCTAAGATTGGCTTCAAGACCCGCTACGGCATGGTCGCTAACCCATTCGTTACACAGAGCAACGGCACACCTGATGCTGAGGCACTTACAGCGAACCGTAACCAGTATTATCGTCGCGTTCGCGTTGCGAACCTCACCTGATACTGTTACGATATCAAGACAGGGGACCTACGGGTCCCCTTTTTTTGTGCTTAAATAGTAAGTACAACTTGCGGTAACTCTATGCCTAGAGGAAACATGTCTAAGGTTGACATTGAACCTAGAGTTCTTAAACTAAAGACTGAACTGTATGAGGGAAGATATGATGGTGCTAGCGAGGAATGGCTCAATGGCGCTCATCACTCTCTAAACATGGTTCTTGATATTCTACAAGAATACCGTTCATGAATCAGTCATCACTAGTCTTACTACTGTGTTTGTCACCCCTCGCAGTGATCTTTATCGTCATGAAACTTGCTATCTGGATTACAGAGACAGCATCGTTTCGCGCAGAAACAGAAAAACTGAAGAAAATGCAACATGGACCTTATGAGTTCTACGACTACGACAAAGAAGAAGAAGATGACGAGTGGTAAAGATTATCCACAGGATAAAGACTATCAATTATTATACAATAGGGTTTCAAGGATGAAAATTGACACCATGATGGAAGAACCATGTCCACTTTACGAACCAGGATGGGAAGATGTCACAAATTCGCCAGAGGATTGGAACGATTTTTGGTACAACGAAGACACAGGAGACAGTGACGAAGGAAGAAGTGCAGGAAATGATTGATGCTGCAATACGCAAGCACAATCGTAATGCTGGAATGATCAGTATGTTTGTTGGATTTTTTATCCTGGGTCTTTTTTCAGAAGGTCTCCTTAGACTTATTGGAGTGATACCACCTTTACTGCCATGGCTCAAGATCACACTCTAGAATTAATAGGAACAATACTATTATTTGTCTTTGGCATTACTATGATCTGTCAAGGTCACGCTATTTTCCATGGTAAATATGGGTATAAGCATACGGAACGTGATAAAAAACGTTCTGCGGATATTCGGAAACAACTGGAAGAAATCATCAATGCAAATGGACATTCTACAAAAGAGGATTAGGCAATTGGAAATCTCAGAGAAGATTGATAATGCTTTGTTAGAATGGTATTCTGAGCAAGGTAGACCTGTACCACAGTGGAAGAAAGAAAAGTATTCATGGTGGACAGAGTATCTTATCAGTTTAGGTCTTGATCCAGACAACCCATAAATACTAGGTAGCTTGGGAAGTTGACATGTCTGCTGAATGGTATAAGGAACAACCTAGTAATAGGAACTTCCTCAACCCAATTGGTTATCTCCTTAAACTGGAAAAGTTTGAAGGAGTAGATTTCTTTTGTCAAGCAGCAAATATCCCCGACGTTACAATGCCAACTACGGAGGTAGCAAGTCAGTTTAGAAACTTGCCTATCTATCCTGGTGGTGGTGTAACGTTCGGGGATTTTTCTGTGCGTTTTATTGTAGATGAAGATCTTAAAAATTATTATTCCATTCACTCTTGGATGCGTGATGTCGGTAACGCTGACCAAATGGCACGCACCACTGCAGAAGATGATATATACACTCTCGGGCAATTGCACATTGTCACGAGCGCATACAATCCAGCTTTCATTGTAGAATTCCAAAACCTTTTTCCTGTGGCATTAACGAACCTACAGTTTGATGCTACAATTAGTGATGTGGAGTATTTAACTGCAGAGGTGACATTTAAACACCAGCAGTTCTTCATTCGTGATAAAAACTTACAACCTCTATGAACTTTGAATCTCTTCGTAATAAATTTGAAAAACTGAGAGAAGACTGGGCGGAAGATTCTGCAGTTGACTTTCAATTCAAGAACAAACAGTATACCACAGATCTGGGACAACTCGCGTTAGACATCCCTTTTCAACATAATAAATACTTAAACCATTACACTGACATTCAGCAGATCAAAACCTCGCTGGAGTTTGAGATCCGCAAAATGGTAAAAGAGAAACGTGAGTATTACTCAGGCGAAGCAGACGCAAAAACTTACGCCTCTAAACCATTCGGATCATCTATCAAGACTTCTGAAAAGATGAAAGTATATCTAGAATCTGATGACGAAATCATCAATCTAGAAGCTAAGATCAAATATCTAGACCAGATGCTTTACTGGTTAGATCAGGTCATGAAGCAAATTTCCAACCGAGGGTTTCAGATCAAGAGTGCCATTGAGTGGGAGAAATTCGTAAATGGACAATGATGACCACCCTGAGTATCAAGAAGAAAAACGAAGTCTACGTTACTATTCAGTCTCCAGAGCCACATGTCCATCATGAGCTCTCAGACTATTTTTCGTTTGAGGTTCCCGAAGCAAAGTTCTTAAAAAAGAATCCCAGATACAAATACTGGGATGGAACTATTCGTCTGTACTCTCCTGGTACAGGCGAACTTTATGGTGGTCTGATGAAACACCTGCAAGTATGGGCAGATGAAAGACAATATCAAATTGAGTATGAAAAAAATGATTGGTATGGAGATGTTGCAGAAACTAATGACTTTGTGTCTCCTGCAGGCATCAAGACTTTTATGGACAAAATCACCCGAACGGGAATTACTCCTCGCAACTATCAGTACCGTGCGGTCTACGAAGCCATAAAATATAATAGAAAACTTTTACTTTCTCCTACGGGAAGCGGTAAATCTCTGATGATCTATTCCCTCGTCAGATACTATACTGCTACCCACAAGAAGACGCTCATCATCGTCCCTACTACGTCCCTGGTAGAACAGATGGTCAATGACTTTAATGACTACGGATGGAATGCTGACGATCATGTGCATAAGATTTATTCGGGCAAAGATAAGAATACTGACAAACCAATCATTATTTCCACTTGGCAATCCATCTACAAGTTCCCCAAGAGATACTTTGATGACATTGACTGTGTTATCGGTGATGAAGCACACTTATTTAAGTCAAAGTCCCTCACAGGAATTATGACTAAGCTTCATAACGCCAAGTATCGTTTTGGTTTTACTGGAACGCTTGACGGAAGCAAGACTCATAAGTGGGTACTAGAAGGATTGTTTGGTGATTGTGAACAAGTTACTAAAACAGATGATCTAATTAAGGAAGGTTATCTTAGTAAGTTTAGAATTAAAGTTCTACTTTGTAAACATGCTCCTCAGTATTTTGACACATATCATGATGAAATGGAGTATCTAGTTGAGCATAAAGGTAGAAATAACCTCATCAAAAATCTAGTCAAAGATTTAGATGGTAACACTCTTGTACTATTTAACTACATTGAGAAGCACGGAGAGCCACTTTACGAATTGATAAATAGCACTATAGATCCATCGCGCAAATTATTCTTTGTGCATGGTGGCACAGATGTAGAAGACCGAGAAGAAGTCCGACAAATTACTGAGACTGAGAACAACGCTGTTATCATCGCATCTTACGGAACTTTCTCTACTGGCATTAACATCAAACGATTACACAACATTATTTTTGCTTCCCCTAGTAAGTCGCGCATCCGTAATCTCCAGTCTATAGGACGTGTCCTCAGGAAAGGCGAAGGCAAAGACATTGCAACCTTATATGACATTGCTGACGACATTGGTGGTCAGAACTACACATTGAAACATTTGAACGAAAGAGTTACAATTTACAATGAGGAAAATTTTAAGTATGAGGTTATAAAAGTAAACCTTAGAGCTGGATAATATGGATGAAGAATTCTTAGCAACGTTAAAACTAATAACTGGCGAAGAGATTGTATCAAAAGTTTGTTACTTAGAAGATGAAGATAAAGTTTTACTAGAAAACCCTCTCCAAGTTGAACTTGCCAAACAAAGAAAGGGTCAATTAGAAGTATCTGGATTTTCTTTTAAAGAATGGGTATCAGCAACTTTTGATACAATGTTTATCTTGAAACGAGATCACATCATCACAATGACAGAAGTTGATGGGCAGATTCAAGAGTTTTATGAAAAAACTCTTCAGAGATTAGAGAATGGTAAATCTCTAACAGGTAGAGCAAACAAATTACCAAGAGGATCTGGATATCTAGGTTCTGTAAAAGAGATGAAAAAAACTTTAGAAGATCTATTTAATAGAAGCTAAAAGCTACTACTTCTCTTGAACCCTGACAGAGTTAGTCTACTAAGTTTCTGAGGATTTGTCAAGGGTTTACAAACAAACCATGACGTGTTACACTGTTGACATGATAATGGTAAGAAAACCATGATGAGCGCAGTAATGACAAGAAAAAAGACAGAATATTATGTCAACAATAAAGAATTCCTTGCTGCGATTACTGAGTATCGGCAGAAAGTTCTTGCAGCAAAGGAAGCTGGCAAACCACGTCCTCGTGTTACAAATTACCTAGGAGAATGCTTTCTCAAGATTGCTACGCACTTGTCTTACAAACCAAACTTTGTTAACTACATGTTCCGTGAGGACATGATCTGTGACGGTATTGAGAACTGCCTGCAGTACATTGACAACTTTGATCCCGAGAAATCAAAGAACCCGTTTGCTTACTTCACACAAATCATTTACTACGCTTTTCTTCGTCGCATTCAAAAAGAGAAGAAGCAACTAGAGATCAAAGGAAAGATCCTAGAGCGATCAGGATATGACGAAGTGATGCATACTGACACATATGATGGTAGTATGTCAGGTATGAATGCTTCCTATTCTGATATGGGTAGCATTAAAGAAAATATTGAAACAAGAATGAACAGATGAGTGAACACCCCGAAATTGCTGAACATGAATGGTACACAACCCCCTATGGAGAATTCCGTGTTGAACAGAAACGCTTTGGAACGTGGACTAGCTACAGTAAGGATGGTACGGCGCTCATCACAGGACTTACGAAAGAAACTGTCGTTAACGGAACGGGATTCCACCTGGAAGGTGTCGCTACTAACTGGGCAAACTGCAGAACGTCCGCAGCATATGATGGAATTGTTGGAGGAAAACTCTAGTGTATCCAGTAACGATAGTTGATAATTTTTTACCAGACCCAGATAAAATTGTACAACTATCAACCCAGTATTCTTACTACAAAGATGTAAATGGAAACTGGCCAGGAGAAAGAACAGAGTGTCTTTCACAATTAAATGCTGATTTGTATAATTATCTTGGAGAAAAAATTCATAAACTTTTTTATGAAAATCTTCCTAGGTGGCAAATGGAAATTTCGTTTCAAAAAACAGTTCCATTTGCATCTGATATAGAAGCTAGTAAATCAATTTTTAATCGTGGATGGATTCATGATGATTATTCATCATTATTTGGTGGCATTATATACCTCAATAAAAATCCAGATGAAGATACTGGCACTTCCATTTATAGAATAAAAAATGGATACTTCTCACATGCTTTTGAATCCATGAAAATAAAAGGATCATTTTATCGTGGTGAACAAGTTGATGCTCAAGAGTATGAAAAACATTGGAACATTGTAAATTCACAATACGAAGAAACAGTTACTGTTAAAAACGTATATAATAGAATGATGATGTTTGGATCACATGTTCATCACGGAGTACAAACATTTGGATATTCTCAACCAAGATTAACTCTTGCTTTTTTTGCGAGGAATATGTCTGGATCCATTGCTCCTTTAATTAGATCTTCAGTATAACTATGAAACCTACAGAAAATTATGAACAACTGATTGAGCGTTTTGCAAAAAGAACTGCTCAACTAACTGCTAGAGCAGAAGAACTGCAGGAAGCAGTTGATGAATATAATCGTATTCAAAGAGATTTGACTAGACTTGAAGGATCTCTGCAAGCTGTAGAATACTTAGCATATGGCAAGTTGCCTGGCGACGGTAACCATGATGGTATGAAGGATCACAAACCACAATGAAAATTGCACTTATTACTGACCAACATCTTGATGGACGCAAAGGTTCTTTAGCGTTCTGGAATTATTTTCAAAAGTTTTATGATGAGATCTTTTTTCCAACTCTTGAGAAAGAAGGTGTCAAGGTCATCTTTGATTTGGGTGACACTTTTGATAACAGAAAGTCTATGGACTATAATACTTTTAACCGTGTTGATAGTAACTATTTCCAGAGACTGAAACCATATAACGTGCATATGATTCTTGGTAATCATTGCACTTATTATAAGAACACAAATAAGATTAACTCACCAGAACTTCTTTTAGAGAAGTACCCAAACATCAAAGTGTATTCTGAACCAACAGAAATCTTGATGGGTAAGAAAGTATTCTTGATGATGCCTTGGATTAACTCTGGGAACAAGGAAGAATGTTTGAGATTAATTTCTGAGAGTCAAGCAGATATCATGTGTGGTCATCTTGAGTGCGATGGTTTTGAAGTCACACCAGGCATGAAGTTTGAAGGTGGTTTTAGCGTCTCTGACTTTAAAAATTTTAAGCGTGTATGGTCTGGACATTTTCATCACAAATCAAAGCATGGTAATGTCCAATACTTAGGCAACCCTTATCAGATGTTTTGGAATGATTATAAAGACACTCGCGGATTCCATATCTACGATACTGAAAGTGACAAGCTTAAGTATATCAAGAACCCGTTTGAAATCTTTGACAAAATCTTCTATGACGACGCCCGTGTGGACTACAACAAACAAGATGTGTCTGATTATAAGGACAAGTATATCAAGCTCATCGTTGAAGAGAAACGAGACTACCAAATGTTTGAAACATTGGTTGATCGTCTTTACAACGTAGGTGCTCATGATGTAAAAATTGTAGAGACTCTGGTTGATACTGAAGGTGTTGACGAAGCAGATCTTGAGACTAAAGATACCATGACTCTCCTCAACGAATATATTGATGAGGTAGAGATTTCCGTAGACAAATCAAATCTTAAGTCTCTTATGAGATCACTATATATTGAAAGTTGTAATGTGGGATGATGACTGACAATTTAGATTTTTATAATGCACAACTTCAAGTAAAACATAGAGAAGTATGGAACAGTCCTTGGATAGTTGACCATGCAGTTATCTGGATGCAAAATTTAGATCTCTCAATTAATGAAAAACTTTTGAGTGATATTGCAAATGGATATGAAGGTGGATTTGATAATCCAGTTTCTGGATATACTAAAGATGAATTTCTCTCAAAGTATGATGATGTCATCTATAGATTTTTAGATAGGTGGAATGAACTGTTTCACGATCCTAAGTTTTCTGATGTTAGACCAGGAGATGATCAACCAGCTCTAGGAAACCCACAAAAAAAGTTAGCTTGGAATAGAATCTATAAAAAAGGAGAAGAATGTAAACTACATAATCATACAGATAATGTAGGGAAAATTTCATTCAGTGTTGTTCATTTTTTGAAGTTAGATAAAGATCATCCACAATTATATTTTCAACTTGGACCAGAGAGAATTGATATTCTTGATTTCCGAGAAAATGATGTTGTTATTTTCCCTTCTGTTATACCTCATGGTGTAGATCCAAATCCTTTGGATAGTGAAAGAATTGCATTTATATTTGATTTCACTGTAGACATCGTTTAGTAGAGATATGTTTATCATTACACTAGAAGATCATCCAGATGGTGTGTTCTCTGTATTTGATGATGCAGAAGATCGCGTTATTCCCATTTGGACTGAGGGAGATGATGCTGAACGATATCTAATGATGATGGAAGATGATGAAGATTATCCGCCTATGCAGGTTGTGGAAATGGAAGATCATGTTATAATAGGAGCATGTCAAGATCGTGGACATAAGTTTTCCATCATTACACCTGACGATTTTTTGATACCACCTGATGATCCTGAAGAATGATTGTATTTGAAAAGATCCGTTGGAAGAACTTTCTGTCCACGGGAAATGTGTTTAGTGAAGTAGATTTAGAAGCAGGCAGAACAAATTTAATTGTTGGAACTAACGGAGCAGGTAAGAGCACGATTCTAGATGCTCTTACCTTTTCTTTGTTTGGTAAACCTTTTCGTAAAATTAATAAGCCTGCGCTAGTTAATAGTATCAATGAGAAAGACTGTCTTGTAGAGATTGAGTTTCGTATTGGTAAGATGGAGTACAAAGTTGTACGTGGCATCAAACCTAATAAATTTGAGATTACCTGCAATGGTCAACTGTGGAACCAAGAGAGTTCTTTAGTAGAACAGCAAAAAAACTTTGAGGCAAATGTTCTCAAGATGAACTACAAGTCATTCACACAGATTGTTGTGCTTGGTTCTTCTACGTTTGTTCCTTTCATGCGTCTGCCTATTGCACAACGTCGTGATATTATTGAGGACATTCTTGATATTCAAGTTTTCTCTACTATGAATGTTCTTCTCAAAGATAAGATGAGGGAGAACAACGAAGAGCTTCGTGATATTGATTATCAACTTGATTTACTCAAAGATAAGATTGAGTTGCAAAAACAACACATGCTATCTTTACAGCAAAGAACTCAAGAAGAGATTGATCGTAAGCAAGAAAAGGTAAACGAGTATAAAAAAACAGAACTCCAAGGTGCCGAAGATGTTACGGTTTTGACACAACAAATCGGTATTCTTAATGAAGAAATGCAATCTTACCACAATGCTGGTGAAAAAATCAAGAAGTTAAACACTTTTCTTACAAAAGTGCAAGTAAAGATGCAAACTTGTAAGAAAGAACATGACTTCTTTGAGAGTAATCATGTTTGTCCTACCTGTACACAAGAACTTTCCGATACACTTCGTAACGAAAAGATCCAAACAGGTCAGACAAAACTGGATGAGATGAATGTTGGTTTCCAAGAGATCAAGTCTGCAATTGAGGAAGAAGAAACCAGATTTGCAAAGTTCACTGAGTTGTCTACTGAAGTCAACAAAATCAACACCAGCATTTCTCAGACCAACTTCCAGTTGATGACTATCCGAAAGCAAGTGGAGACACTGCAAGATGAGATCAAGGAACTGGAGGGAGCAAACCCTGATAAGAAAGCAGAGTTTGACAAACTACAACTTCTTGTAACAAGCAAGAAAGATCTGAGCAAACAACATGCTAATCTAAAACAGGACCGAGATGTCTTGACGACAGCAGGTCAACTCCTCAAAGACAATGGTATCAAGACTAGGATTATCAAGACCTATCTTCCTACCATGAACAAGTTGATTAACGAATTCTTACAAAGAATGGAGTTTTATGTCAACTTTACTCTTGACGAGAACTTTGAGGAGCAGATCAAATCTAGATACCGTGATGTGTTTTCCTATGACAGTTTTAGTGAAGGAGAAAAAGCTCGTATTGATATCGCTCTTCTGCTTACTTGGCGTTCTATCGCTAAGCTTAAGAATTCTGTGGATACTAACCTATTGATTCTGGATGAAATTTTTGATGGGTCACTTGACCAGTCAGGTACATCTGATCTAGGATGGATCCTTAGAAACTTTGATGAGAGCACTAAGGTGTATGTTATCAGTCACAAACAGGGTCTAGACGATAAATTTGATAGAACGATCACAGTTGATAAGGTCAAGAACTACAGTATCCTGACTGAGACAGTCAACGAAGTGACCCATGGACTGGTTGGATAATTATTTCTGTTATATACTATATGAACTTATTTCAGAACAATGTCTACGCCAAACTGGCAACACCACTCTAAGAAAGATAAGCATGGTAAGGGCACTTGCAAAGGAAGGATCCGTGCAAGTAAACAACGCCTTAGACACTTCAAGAACTGTCATCCCAAGACCTCTGGCAAACGCCAGGGGTCTTATATTATATGCATCAACGCAAGACCAGCATGTACACCCAGGAAATCAAAGGAAACCTCGCCCGCCTGCTCGCTACCGAGAACCTCATTGTAGAGCACCGTAAGACTCCTACAGCTTCCTTTGACGTTGACCGCCGTGTGCTTACCCTGCCTATGTGGGACAAGGCATCTAGCATCGTCTATGACATGCTGGTGGGTCACGAAGTTGGTCACGCTCTCTTCACTCCTAACGAAGACTGGACTGCTGTTGCTGATTGTCCCAAAGACTTTGTGAACGTCATTGAGGATGCTCGCATTGAGAAGTTGATGAAGCGTAAGTTTCCTGGTCTCCGCAAGTCGTTTGCTGGTGGTTATAAAGAACTGAATGACCTTGACTTCTTTGATATTGAAGATCAAGACACTAGTAAGTTTAGCTTGATTGATCGTATCAACCTTCACTTCAAGATTGGTGCTAGTGCTATGATTCCATTCTCTATTGAGGAGCAGGTGTTCGTTGCTCGCACTGACGTTGCAGAAACTTTTGAAGAAGTCTGTCAGATTGCTGTTGATGTGTTTGAGTTTTCTAAGCAAGAGAAGGTAGAAGACGTTCCTCCTCCTGCTGCTCAGCAGGGTGAAAGTGAAAGTAACGATGACGAACAATCTGAGCAGCAACAATCTGAACCTAGTGAAGAACCTCAACCTCAAGCAGCGACTAACAATGCTGGTCCGATTGAGAATGAAGATGACGAAGAAGAAGAGGAAGAAGAAGTAGAAGGTCCTGGAGGTGGTGAAACCTCTGAGACCCAGAGTGCATTTGATAGTGCTTCTGAGAAACTGTCATCTTCTTATGGTCGCAATCCAATTTATGTTGAGATTCCTGAAGCAATTGATCTAGATAGTATCATCGTTGACTGGACTACTCTGCACGACTGGATTGATAAGAATGCTGCAGAACCAGAAACTTACGAGTATGTTGACAATCAATACTATGAGTTCCGTAAACAATCTCAGAAGGAGGTAAACTACCTTGTTAAAGAGTTTGAGTGCCGTAAGTCTGCTGACGCTTACGCTCGTGCAGGTCAATCTAAGACTGGTGTGCTTGATACTTCTAAGCTACACACTTACAAGTACAATGACGATATCTTCAAGAAAGTAACTGTCCTGCCTGACGGCAAGAACCACGGTCTGTTGTTTGTTCTTGACTGGTCTGGTTCTATGGCAAACGAACTGATGGCAACTGTCAAGCAACTGCTGAACTTGACTGCATTTTGTAAGAAAGTTCAGATCCCGTTTGAAGTCTATGCATTCACTAATGAGTGGGTTGCTGCTAAACGTGCTATGGCAGGTGAAGTCAATTACATGTCTTATGATTTCCCTGGT